GCTAAGAGGATAAGACAGGCGCTCGATCCTCTTAACTGGGTCTGGATAGACCAACCACTTCTGCCCGTTATGAGCCAGGAAGCAGCTGCAGAAATAGTTGCCAAGCCCAACCATCACTTTCCCGAGGAGATTGAAGAACAGGCGGAGGTCGTTAGTAACCTGGGCCACATCAGGTAAACGTAGTGGGAACACGTAAGAATCGTCCCCGACAAAGTAGGCGGCAAAGAACTTGATGACCCGGAGCTTGTAAGCCCAGGCCATAGCGGCCATGTTGATAAGCACGTTGCCAAAGGCAGTGACCACCGTGCCGGATGTGCGCTGGAACAAAAGCTCGATGCGGACACCTAGGAGGAGACTAGTTGCAGTTTTAAAAACCTGCCCATAAGCCCACAAGTCAAGGAGCCTAATATCCAAACCGAGTTTGCGGTAGATGCCCATCTCGACAGCGAAGGTTTCTTCCAGCTGTGATTTGTCGAACTTCTCGAAATCGTTCTCGAATCCGCTAGCGTCTTTAGGGACGTGGGTGTTGAGGTGTTTCTCCAGGTCGTCGATTGACTTCTTGAGCTGCACAAAAACATTGGGGCGCAGGATGGCCTGTAGGCGGTCAAACATCTTCCTAAAAAAGGAACATATCAAATTTACACGGGTCTCGTGGTGGATCACCGTCTGCAGGATCTGGTATTCACCGATACCATCGCGCGCCAGTCTGTTTTTGGGTTCTTTCCTGAACATGAGGCTGTAGTGGTCGAGGTCGGCCGGGTCTAAGCGCCCAGTGGATGGGGCATTACCGCGCAGGTGTGGCTCTTGGACCGCTTTGTATTTTCCGGGCTCAGCCGTGATCAAGAAATCATCAATAGACTCTGGGTTGACTTTGACAGGATGTTCCATGTAGCTCTGCGTGACAGCGCGCCAATCATCGACGCAGTATGTGTCGAAGAAAGTGTCGACGATCTCCTCAGCGTCGAGCCATGGGTCGCCCGGGGCCGCGACTCGGCTAACATTGCAGTTGCGCTTCTGAAGAGCAAGCATGAGCTGCCGCTGCGTAGCTGGGCGCGGCCAAGGCTGTAGTGTACGCAGCCTAGAAAATTTGTTCAGCTGCTCGTTGCCAAGGATGCGATTGGCCCCAGAGATAGTGCGGTTATACTTGATACGGGAAAAGGGCAAATCGAACTCCATATCGCCACGCTGTACCAGCCAATTATGGTATTTCTCACTATAGGCGTCCGGGACCGCCATGGCAGTCTCGTAGTCATGCTGCAACGC